GCCAAAGAAAATCCTGTCATCAGCTGCACTATCGCCCATAATTATATCATTACTGTTGCTTTCAAGATCGCCGCCTAAGTCCGGGTCTATATCATCCTCAACCTCGTCTATTCCAGCGGCAACACCGCCCACGACAAAATCTGTTCCGGCGTCATCGGTGAAATATAAGCTGTTTGGGGTGGCCTCTTTTACCCACACTTGACCGTATGCCGCGATATCGCCACCAGCGGCGGCCTGCTCTAATAACGAAACTGAGCCTGCCGTTTTGATTGCTTTTAGATCGCCAGCATCCGGAAGGGTTCTGAGTTTTTCAATGTCATCACAATATAAAAATGTAGAGCTATCTGGAACAGATGCCAATGCACGGTCAGTATTGTTATATAGATAAAACGTACCTTTTTTAGCTACTAAATAACTGTTTGTCCAATTACTATATAAATCAACATCCAATCCACCATTATCTGAAAATCTGTGATTCACCCCTGCTGATGTATTTACTATCTCTCCATCCGGATTACCTGATAACCGGTTATTTTTTATAACAATACTCTCATTTAAATCTCCGATAGCATTGTTTAAATAAATTCCGTAACCAGTATTCCCTACACCAGTGCCGGCACCTACCACGGTATTGTTGTAGCAATCAATCTTTGTGCTGTCTTGAAAACGAATGCCATCACCACCAATAATTTCTATGGAGTTGTTTATTACTTTCCCTTTCTGAACATAAGCAAAAAATATCCCATGGTTGGCGTCTTCTGTCCCTTCAAGGGTGTTGCCGATAACGTCTATATACGCTCCATCCCTAATAAAAATTCCATCATCAATAGTCAAGTCCCCACCAAAATCTACAATAACATTATGGGCAATTAAAATGTGCGAACTCTCGTATCTATTAGTAGCATCATTTGTTTTGCCGACTCTTATCTCTGAACCGTAACAAATATTCCCAACTATTGTATGGTAATCCCCTCCAACTCTGATACAACCATGATCTTTGCCTATAAGCACATTTCCTGTTATATCAATATATTTTATTGTTCCAGACGCTCCCGCCCCATCATCCCCTGAATAAGTCACAATGTTTTGTGCCACCATTGTTTCGCTGCAAGCAGTAGTGTCTATAATATTCCCAACGATATCAATTGATGTTGTGCTTTGCCCAACCCCTGTAGCTATCGTAATCCCACCAGCGAAAGTATCTTCAATATAATTATTATGCAGCTCTATTTTATCAAGATCAGCAATAAGCCGTATGCCCATACCGCAAGAAACAATATGATTTTTAACAAGCTTAGAATCAGATAACGAACTAACCACAATTCCTCGATATTGAAAATCATGAACATAGCAATCTTCGATACCAATATTGCTGCCACTAATTCCCATGCCGTTTTCCCCACCAGTAGTAGCACCTAAATAACTATGTGCGCCGGTATAGCCCCCGTCTAATTCCACTCCCATGATTTTAGCATTAGAAATAGTTGCCCCCTCAATCAAATAACTTAACTCACCATCGCCCAGTAGCGTAGCCCCGTACCCGGACAAAGTTACGTTGCTTAACATTGTAATTGGGGTAGCCCCGGTGAGATCATATTCGCCGGAAGACAAAACCACGATGCCGCCGCCAGCAGCGTTAGCCGCTGTGATTGCGGTATTTATCGCCGCCGCTGTTTTAGTCGTTACCAGGTAATCAAAATCAGTGCCGCCAAGCTGATAATCAACACCTGAATCATCTGTAAAATAGAGTAGGTTGGGTGTATTGTCTTTAACCCAGATTTGCCCATAGTCGGGAACGTCCGTAGTCGCAGCCGCACGTTCTTTAAGGAATAAGGCATTAGGAAGATTGAGGGTTGTTAAAATCCACCGCTTATCTGCCGCGTTCGAATCCGGGCTAATAATATCAGGCGAACTTTCTGCCAAGGCTGAATCAGCGTCAAGCAAATAGAAGTACGACGATGTGGACGTAACAACGATCAGAACGTCCCCATCCTCAAGAGCAATCCCGTCTATAGCGTCAGCAGCACCGACACCACCCCCGGTCAAAGACGTAGCAGCGTGCCATTCTATCTTTGCGTGAGCAGTTCCTATTAAAAGGAAAAATATTAGTAAGTAGCGTAAAATTTTCATGTATCCTCCGCTTCTAATGTCCATCGTTTATCGCCGGCGTTTGTGTCCGGTGAAATTGTATCCGGGCTTGACTCCGCCGCTGCCGATGTTGCGTTAAGCGTATAGAAATAAACATGACCTGTTGCTACCACAATCGCTACATCCCCGTCCTGAAGTGCTTGACCGTCAATGGCGTCAAGCGCACCAGTACCACCGCCTGTCAACGATGTAGCCGCATAAATTACTATCTTCGCAGACACACAAGGGACAAATATTAAGGACAAGATTAAGAAGATTATTGCAATTCGTTTATTCATCGCGCCTCACCTTTCTATACACATAACCCCATGCCAACGGCTCAAAGCCTTCGGTATCAGCGTCAGTTAAAATGTAAAATAAAAACCTATGCGCCCATCCATATAAATTGTTTTGTAGAGTGCTCCGAGTGATCCGGTTTTTGGATGTTTCGAGAGGCAATTCGATACTGGCAAGGGCTGAAGATACCCACTCGCAATCGTCCGTATCAGACCATTCGGTATCGTCAGTATCAGTCCAGATACAATCCATACCCAGAGAATCGTCAGTATCGGAATAATGCACAATAACGACATTATAATCCGTATTGACTCGCTTCCCTGCAAACTTTAGTTTTCTTATCCTGGTCAAGTCCCACAAACTTCCTGTTGGAAAGAAATCGCCCGTTTCTATGAGTTGTTCTATGGAATCAGTAACCCATGCCGTCCCGTTCTCTAATTCCAGCATAAACCCTGTGTCTATGGCACCGTATGTGTATTTTTCGCCGCCTGTTGAACTGGCCTGCCATCCTGCCTGGGGATAATTGCTAGGTACTTTCCTGAACCATTTCTTGTGAATCAGGCTATACGCTAGCCATTCATCACAAGTCGTAGAGCCACCTGTCGGAATCAACAAATTATACTCTCTGTATTTCGGGTCAAACCATCCCCTGGAGTTCTCAATCGCTGAATAATTGATGCAATCAGGGTCAGAGGTATCAAAATACTTATCGATACCCTTAATAAAGTTTATAACCGCACCGTCAAAGACCACAACCCCGTTAGAGGATAGCCAAATGGCAATATTCCTTGTCACATCCTGGGCCATATCATACCCTATTTCAGCAGTCGCCAGAGTCAGAGGGGCAGGGCATCCAACATTATAGGAAATTGGTTTTATGGAAAAATCTTCTGGTCCCGATCCAGTTAGAAGGTATGTCTCGTTTTTCTTCAGAGCCACCCATGTAACAAAGATATTAGACCCAAACCTATTATATAGCTGCGTCCCTGCCGTTAATGCGGAACTACCGCCAAAATAAAGACTCTGGATTCCCCCCATGCTCGACTCTGAGCCGTTCCAGACATCGGGCGCGTTGGTAACTGAATAATCTACCCTGCTCGCTTCGTTCCCCTGCTTAAAATTACAAAGAAGCGCTCTGTTCTGAAATGAGGATGTAAAGACGAAATTATCAATATCGAGCGCAGCGGGTATGCCGGTTATACAATCAATATCGACATCCGCAGATAGCGGGAGGCTGGCTGTTTCTATTTTATAAGAATAGCCAGTCACGCCAAACTCTGTCTTTAATTCCTCTCCACCATCAGTCGTCCACGAAACAAGCCCCGTTCTCCCAAAAGAAGATAATGTATAATCCGGGATTGTCCCGTCTGTTTTCGTGACACCGGGGTTAGTGTATTGGGCATAACTATCACCATCCCAATAAGAAATGTTCATCCATGTTACTGCCGTATTTGTTTTGGTCGAATCCATTACAAAATTAATGCCAGAGATTTTTTCCTCAAACATTACAATTATGTAATCGTCTGTTTGCATTGCCCCTATAGATGCAACATATGTCCCCGACTCTTCGTTTATTTCAATCGTGTAGTCGTTGAAGGTGTCGGCGGATTCGTCCCAGAATTGGAACATAATAGGCTGTCTCGATACCCCGTCCCACACATCGACAAAACTCTGCCATGGCGCATCCACGGTCACATGGCTGATTTGAGCCGTTCCAGCCGAAAGAGTAAAGGCATAGGCGTACAGGTAAATACCCTCGTAACTATACGGGACAGCATTCCCAACGGTAGAGGTAAACGAGAACGTTCCGTCCTGTGCGAATGCTATTGCCCCAGGCTTCGTGCCATCTGACGCACTGCCTACCGCCGTAAAGTCCGTTCCGTCCCAATACTGACAAGATAACGTTGAACTGGTATCATTAGCGGTCTTGACATCGAAGACAACACCCTTCAGTGGTCTGGTGGAAAACACAATAAAGTCATTAGGGTTAGTTTTTCCAAACCCTTTATTACCCAACGAGATATAAGTGCTGCTGTTGGATGAATTTATATCCGCTGTCTCATCTGCAACAAACATGAACCGGTCTGTTGATAAAGTGCTTGTATCAGCCGCATCGTCTACTGGAGCGTCTGTAAATGTCAGGGTTTTCCCGTTGGCTGATATGGCTGCTATGTAAAACGACGACGCATCATTAGAACCACCAGCAATCGTTACTTCATTCCCTGCCCTCAACCCGTCTGTATAGAACTGCCCTGCCGTGGTTACGCATGTCTTTGCGGCGTTATCATATACGACATCTGCCTCAGTAGCTTCTTTCGGTGTAACGGTGAAAAGAGCAGCGCACCGTGTTTCGTCCCCGGCCCAAATCTTATTCTCGACCCCATTGGCATAAAGAACCGTCCCTTGCGGCCCCTCCCAGAATCGCCCTAACCCTGCGCCAGTACCGTCCGTTTGGACTGCCGTTCCCTCAAAGTCCCCTGTAGAGCCTATCGCGGTCTTGTTTAAAAGAACCTGGGAAGCGGTCAACCCGGTATTTTCAGCCTGAACCAATGTATAGGTCTGCTGCGTATATTCGGTTGTTCTGAGATTAAACCCGTTCCTGATTTTAAGGTACGTCCCCAGGCCAGTTGAATTTATCTTTGAATAGCCCTGGACCCCTTGAAGACTGGTTTCAGTAGGCCTCATGTTCTGGAGGTCACGGTAATTTGTCGGGCCTATCTGCGCTGGATCTTCGTCCGGCAGCCATGCACCATTAAAGGTATGCCATTTTTCGACCATCTGGGCATCCCTTGGAACTGGTGGTGCCTGCACCGCAGGAGGGGCGGTCTGTTGCTGCGCCATAATTCTAACAGGCCCAGGATATCCATGCGAACCCATTGGCTCGTTTGCACCATAAGCCACGGACGCTATTAAGAGTAAAACCAATGCAAAACGCTTCATCGAATCGGCTCCTCGGCCTTTTCTCTGGCAAACTCGTTAAAATCGCCTCTGTATCGGTCTATCTCAGCCTGATATAAAGCCATTACTCTAGCGTGAGCATCGAACCGCATATCTTTGAGAAACCCTTGCGCTACAACATATAAAGCCAGGGCTGTGTCATACATTGCAGGCGTGGTTACAGCGGCACTCGAAATTACATCTACGGGCCGGGTAATAAGATATGCTGTAGCCACTTCAGTAGTTCGAGATGCCAGAGCAGGATAGATCCCCACTTTCCCAGCAAACTCGTACCAATAAACAGGCTCCCCGACGTCCTCTTCGCTACCGATACTTCGCACATTACCCTCTAACAAGCCCTTTATTGTCCCGGCCGCGTCAGTATAAGTCACTGATTTTGTAGTAATATATTCGGTGGCTATGGTATATTCGATAATATCAGTCGCCAAAGTCACGGATTCTGTTGCTTCAGTGCAATGAGATCGTGCGGCAATATCCCGCATGCCGTCATTAACCCACCGCAAAAGCTCAGTATCGGAAAAGAACCTGTGGGCAGCGTTAGAGTCCTCATTGAGATAATACCGGGCGTTTATAATAATCGTGGCCGCAGTTGTAGAGGACGTTTGCTGACTCCCAGCAAAGGCAGATGCTGCAAACAATAAAATAAAACATATAGTTAATAGTCGTTTAATCATTCCACACATCCTTTATGTACGATGGTTCGGATGTTGCTCTCAAGGTGCGTTCAATATCCTCAAGAACCATTTGCCAAACCGCTTGATGGTGTTTTTTGCTGCTTAGAAAGTCGTAATAGTTTTGGGATTCAGGTTTAGGAAGTCTGATAAGAGTGAATACCGGCCATGACACAAGCCCTTCGTGATACTCTGCCGGTATATCCGTTATAGCGGACGGGCGTTGAAGGTAGTCTATAATTAAGTCGTTCCCGAATGTAGGATCGTCAATAATAATATTTTTCTCTCTGGGATACCATTTCGTGTCATTGGCTAAGCTTGCGTCCGATATAATCCGCCGATCAATCGAATAAAAAGTGTCGATTTCCTGAAAGGCTTTTCCGCCAGACACGTAAGCATTAGCATACGTTGACCCGTCAAGAGTGTAGGTGTCATCGTCAACGACTGTGACCTGGAATGTGTCATTTGCCTCAGTCGTTCCCGCTATGTCGTGCTGAAGTACAACGTCCCCAGTTGAAAATCCGTGATCAACAGACGTTATCGATACTATCCCGCCACTGTCCGCAGTCCCGGTGATGTCATTTGCGTTGGTATCCATGTCCCAAACGTTAAGAATAGAGGTACAATCAGACGGCCAGGCAAAGGCGTGTGTGTAGGAAGTGAGCGATACCCGCCCTGCGTAAAAGGACGGGGACCTCTCCTTGATATAAAGACTCAAAACCGATACAGCACGAAGAATCGTTTTATTAATCTCAGCGTCAGATATCGTTTTCGGCTTTGGTTCCCGGATACCGCGCCTGATACTTTTTAAAATATCGGCTGATTCCATGAATTACCTCCCGACAAACATTGCTCTCAGCCCGGTTAAGCCTGAAAGGTCCTCAGTATCCGCCACTTCCAGCGGTACTACATTCGGGATTTCAGGAATCGTCCCGTAAATATAGCTCAACGAAATTGCATCAGACATTGAATCATTGGTATTAATGGGCGTCCCGGTTGTGGTTGTCGTGAACTGATAATCAATTGCAAATTCCCCGGTTGTTCCAAGCGCGTCAAGCTGCAGCATTTGGAGATTATGACAATCCCGTTCATTAGACGCATGATAATCCGGCATTTTCCCTGCAAGTGTGTGAAATAACAGCGGTCTTGCAGCGGGGGCAACCCCAGACGTGTTAGCATTATCAACATCCTCAAGAAACCTATCAGCGAGAAAACCGGCGGAAGGTTTCTTGATATACCGCACTTTGGCCCCGGTTATTGCATCCCCAGCAGCGAACGTCAGCGTCGTCAGGTTGGTATTTCCGGAATCGGTTAAATCAATCTCGACCTCCCCAGTTGCTGCGGCATCCCCTCCCCGAATGTACTCGAATGAACTCACGGGAGTAGCGGCATGCGTCCCATAGCAACTCTCAAGACCGATTATAACGTTAGTTGAACTTGCCACATGAGTCGCGGTTGTAAGCGTTTCCTCAACAATATTATCCCAAACGTCTTTCCATGCCTGGGTAATATAGGTTACATAAATAACCTCGTTTACCTGGGCGGCGTTACAGGTTAAGGTCGTCAACGTACTGGCGGCAGGAACTGCGGTGTAGTTTATTTCACCACTCGCCGGCGTGTCGTCAACATCGACAAACTCATAATGAGCCGTCCCACTGGCAACGTTCATTACAAAGGCCGCAGGATATTTCAATGTTACGACATGAGAGCTTGCCGCAAGGATTGTGTGTTTTTCCTCATACACGATTGGAGGCGCCGGCTGGAATACTTTGATTTTTGAGTTCGTTCTATCGTACTCAAAAGAATACCCCTTAACCGGATTTATTAGGGCAAGGTCGATATTACCCAAGCCAAGCGATCCGGCTGTAAGGGCCTCCCCACCAAACGAATACGATGAATCAAAAGCCAAACTGCAAATTTTGGTGTGCCGGTGGCCGAGAGTGGTATGGAGCCCACTTGAAATTGTTAGTGTCATGATGAAAGTCTCCGTTTCTCGATTCATCCGGGAGTCTCCCCCCGGACAGGTTAATGGTTATGCTTTGTTGGTTGCGTACTCATCTATAACGAGTGTAAGCATGGCAGCGCCTGCACCGGGTGCACTGTCACACGCAATCTTAATGGGGGTTGTCTTGGAAAATTCCACATCCCCCTTGCTGGTAGTATCAAAGGTCAAGGCGTCACAATCACCTACCGCATTGCTGGCATAAGTGATGGTGATTTCCCCGACATCCGTGGTTCCATCGGAAATAGTGATGGTACTATCCGCAGTCGTCAACGCGGTATTCAGCGCCGTATAAGCACCGGTAATTTTGCAAATCAGACCAGGGTTCAGATACCAGACCTTTGTTGACGAAAGAACGCTCAAATTAATAGTCAAAAGCTTCATGATAAAAATCTCCTTGCGTTGAAGGGGGCTTGCACCCCCAGTGGTTTATGATACGGCGGTGAGCTGGCCGTGCGCCCGGCGTTCAGTGGTTACAAACGATCCGACAAACTCAATCTGGGTCGTTTTAACATGCTGGTCGGTCGGCGATTTCCAGATAGGCCCCGGAAATAAAAAGTCCTTGTGAGCCTTCAGGTGCAGCTTTGTTACGTTCAAACCCTGAACGGAACTGGCAGGACACTTGTCATCCGGAACAACCGCGCCACGACTGCCGAACATAATGTTATCGAACCCGGCTTTCACCAAATCAGAGTCACTGTGCCGTTGTGCCGCCTGAAGGCTGTTCTCAAAAGCGTCCTTCAGAGCTTCAGTGGTCAGGTACATATCCGGTTTATCATCGACACCGTTCCCGACTGAGCAATTCCGGCGCAATATCTGCATGGTCTGAAAATTCATGGTCAACGCTGTTGAACTGGAATATGCCTGCCAGATATTGGCACTCGAACCCTCACGGGTAAACGTACCAAGATCAGCCTGGGCAATCGCACCGAACTTCGGGGTAGTATCGCTCTGGTTCATCAAATCTGCCAGGCCGTAGAACGGCTTGGTTTCAGTACCGTATGTGGTTTGGGCGGCAGCGTACAAAGTCCAGAAAGAATCCCCCATAATGTCCCGGATAGTTCTCTGGGCGTTATCCAGCTTGGTAAAAACAATGTCTATCCCGTTGTCACCACCGGACACCTGGACCTCATCATCAATGTCGTAAGTCGCACCGGCCCAGAACATGGCCCAGGGAAACTTTGCCGCGTTGATGACTTCTTTCTTGGCGGTTTCAAACCGAGTGCTTGCGCCCATTGCCCCACCACGGGCCTTGGCGTACTCAAGAATAACCCTTACCTTTTCGGCAGAGCCAATCTTTTCAGCCTTTCCCAGCATTTTGTACATCATCACGTTTCCCATACTCCACTGAACATGAGACCCGGGTAGCCAAGAATCATCCGTAATTGCTTGTATTTCACTTAATGTTAATGCCATTTTCTTATTCCTCCGCGCAGGTTATTGAGCGCGATGGCGATCCAGGACACCCCTAGCATGCTCAAGTCTTTCAGCACGCGATTGCGGGGCATCCTCTGTTGTGGCTTTAAAACTCCCACCGGAGCCACCGAGTACTTTCCCTGCTTTCTTTTTTTGCGTTTCAAGTTTAGCGCCTTTTTCCATACCCTTCTCTTCTGCTGCTTTTGCGGCGCTTTCCATTTCTTCTCGTGTTTTAGTTAATCGGTATCGATCCCAAGCATGCTCTGCCGACATACCGTTATCCATGTCGCCTTTTAACGCACCAGCCTCATACGCCTCGACATATCCCTTGTTCTCAGGATTGGCTAAAAACTTTTCAACGTATTTTTCTTTGGTGGTTTCATCCTTGAATTGAGTTACCTCATTCCTGATACCGGTTAATTTTTCGTCAAACTCCCCACGAACCAAATCGCCATGCAACGTCAAGGCTTCAGCTTCGGTAATATCGCCGTTCTGAAACTGTTCTTGAATAGACTCAACCGTAACACCTGGTTCTTTCGTGGTTCCCATGGCCTCCATCTTCCCCTCTGCTCTGGCAAGATCCTGCCGTAATTGACCGAGCTCGTTTCCCTGCCGCCCTTTTAGTTGCGTTAATTGGGAAATCTGTTCGCTCAATCCATCAACATCGCCTTTTACTTTCTCGTAATTTTCGGCCAGTTCTTCGGGTGTTTCAAAGCCTGCCAATTCTACCATGCCTGCCTCCATGCCGGGTCCTTGCGGATCGTCCAGCCGTTGCCGGGTCCTTGCGGGTCGTCCGGTTAAATTGATATCGCCCTGTGTTTTCTCAGGACTTCTTCGCCCCTCTTCCGCCGTTGATCCGCAATATACGCCGCATCCGGCCTTGAAACACCATCACCTAAAGATGACGGAAACGCCGGGTGGCTTTCTTTTGGAACAACCTTCGGATTCTGGGCATAATACGCTCGTAAACCTTCAACCGTGCTTATATTTAACGGTCTGTCGGAATCGCTCAAGACTTCCGCAACCCCTCGTACCCATGTAGAATCTTTCCGCTGAATACCGCCGTGCCCTAAAACAAAAACTTTATTTGATATACTGCTGCACTCTGGGCAGCGCTGCGGATTGTCAACGTCCTTCATTTTCAAAACGCGCTCAAAATGAACCTTGCATACCGGACATTCAAAATCGTGTAATACCATTGTTCCTCCATAAAAAAAGCCCGAACCAACAGGAAGATTTCTCTCCTTGTCAATCCGGGCCTCATAATTCCCTTGTGGGGTTATTCAGTAACCGTTATGTTTTAATAGGTCATTTGCAAATCCTATGAATCTTTTTTACATAAATATAGCCGTTCTTAATACTGTCAACGTCAATCCACCCAATCTTTGTGTCTTCTCCGTTCTCGTCTGTGAACCACAATTCTATTACAGGTTTTGGTGCGGTTTCTGCCGGTCTCATCTGGAGCGTATAACCTCTTTTCTTCATTCTTCCAGCCTCCCCTCGGTACGAACATTAGAAACCCCAATGCCGCCTTGTGATAGGTTTATTTCAAATATCAGCTTGCCTGTTTTGCCAGAGAATACCCACTCAGTTAGCTTTTTGGATATCCAGCCTAATATTTGTGCTATTTTTTCAGCTTTTGTCATTTTATCCTTGGTAGCGGTAGCCGGTGTCGAACCGACAAACAGCGGGCTATGAACCCGTGCGGGCACCTGCCTTGCCGCGTTAATTATCCAGTAGTATCCATCTATCACCCCACATTATTTGAGCGCATCATGGTTTTAGCGAACTCCGTTCTATGGATGTATACATTCGGTATCGTCGCTTCATCAAAATTGCGATCTGAAAACCTTTGCATGGGAAACTGGGAACACTCTATTTTTGAAAAAAGATCGGAGGTAACACCAACCACGACATGGCCATTTTCATTCATAAAAGTTCCGGCGCCTTCAACTTCATACGCTAATATCCAGTTTTTATTCATTATCCAGTAGTATCCATTTGCGAGAAAATACTCTTCATCGACTCAGAGCTTCCGCCCGGTGGGCCCGCAGGTTGCCCAGTACCCTTTTCTCGATTCTTAGACCTGCCCTGCCCCTGCTGGTCTTGTGACAGATACGCATACAGCTTCTGGCCAGCCTCTTCAGGCAATCCGGCCTGTATCAACAAATCAATAGCACCCGGCAGCGTAGTCTGTTCCATAATTCTCTCAACCACAGTCGGCGCGTTTGGTATTTCAAGCATGTCAAGCAGGGTTTCCAAGTCCATGGCCTGTAATTTAAATAATTCAACGTACTGATTCCGCCGCCCAGCCTTGGTAATTGGTGCGCTGCTCCCAGACTCAACGTGCATTTTAAATGAGGATAGAAAGTCAATGCCTCGATATTTAATAAACTGCTTATCGATCTTTACCGGCCTTACAACGTCCCCGTAATTTAACACAAAATGAACGAACATCCGGCCACGGTTTCTCACCAGTTTATCCACAGCCCGGATTTGGGGCTGAAAAAGGGTACTGGCCTTGTCCTGCAACGCGATAATAGCACTCGCGGCTGAAACACCTTTTGGCCTTCTGCCCTCTGTGACTTCTGGTGTCTGGCTGATGACGTCAATCTGCATTAATATAAATTCTAAGATTTCTAGCAGACCCCTGGGCGGATTTGGCGGATCAATGTACCCCATATATTGTGACGCCGCTATTGTCGGATTCACAACCAACCCCGGCGCATTTGTAAATTCGCTGTTCTGGACACCTGATCCGACAGGATTCTTTATAATCGGAAACATATTCCTGTATAAAAACGCCATGTACCGACTCAGCAACTTTTGAGACTCTCCCTGCATTTCCTCAAGAGCCTCGATCATGCTGAAATACCACCATTGGGATGTGTCCAGTTGAGAACCGGTGACAGAATAAGGATACCGACCCCAGAGCCAGAACCGTTCCTTTGCCCGTCCGTGAACGTATTCCTCTGCTTCGGCCTGTTCTACGGGTATATATTGGATTGTATCGCCACCGGTCTCCTGGTCAATTACTCTATTCCCCATCTGGTCTATAGCATATTCAGGACGCCCTTTTTCAAGAACATCGTCAATCTGTTGCTGCAATAGTTCCCAATTTACACTGGGGTTCGGCTGGTCGTCTAGGATTCCTTTTATGTCCGCATCCATCAGCGCAGGGCAAAGCGTTATTTTTCGGATACCATCAAGATAAGCTGGCCTTGTGATTGTTTTGCCGGTGTCAACTTCTTCAACCCCTATTTCTCTGCCTAAATCATCGGTGACTACCTGGTCCGCCATGACCGGCTCTGTGATTTTCGTGTCATCCTTGCACCAGATTTCGATAACAAGAGTTTTACCCTTCATGGATTCCGAATCACCGCCTGCACCTACAGGCGCGTAGTTGTTCGGGTAATGTCTATCCCCAAAAGCCTTTCCTATCTTACCGCCACGGACTGTTTCCCGGCTTCCACCTACGAGTTGCTCATCAGCATCGGTCGGAATCACAAGATCATCCGGCAAATCAAACGTTGCCCGAATCTCCCACGGCTCTAAGAAATCAACCTCGCAAACATACGGGATGTCAAGGTTCCCGCGCTTAAACCCAGGTGCTGGGAAAAAATTGAACGGGTCAACCAAAAGTAACTCAAACGTATCCTTCTTGTAATTCTGCCTGCCTTTCTCAATGCACGTTCCATAAATCTGCATGTTCTGGACGGCAGCGAATAAATCGTCCTGCAGCTCCTCTTCCTGCCACCAGGTCTGATTCTCAGCATCTAAAACCTTCGCCTGGTCAGGGTTTTCATCACTTCTAATCTCGCTCTGCGGTGTTTTCTCGGTCAGGACAGCGCAAAACGTGTTCATGGTTTTGTATAAATAATTGGCACCCACAACCGGGTATGTTTTCCGCCGGCGCTTTCCACGCCACTGCGAATGAAGATCCAACCATCGGTTATGCTGCCCAAGCCGGTCAATCTTTTCCTTTCGAGCAGCTTCCCATTTATCCATGAAGAACCGGCCAACGTATTCGTTGCCAGGCGGTGGAACGCGGCCCCAGTTCCATTTCTGCATGAGTTCGCCCATGCCGGTTGTTTCAGGCATTGTTGTCATTTTATAGCCTTTTTATAAATCTTGCTCACATATGTAGCAGACAAATTAACCCGCTTGCCTATCTTGGCGTATGAAAGACCTGCCTTCCGAAGCCTGAGTACCTTTTCCGTTCTTGTTTCTTCCGGTTCAAGTATCGGCTCTGGTTCTGACGGCTGCACGTAATCAGGGTCTTCAAGACTGTATTCTGCCGCTGATTTAAGCTGCCCTTGAAATGGGCCGTCCTTGTGAACAACTGAAACGTCTGTTTTGACGGACTTCTGCCCAACCTTGATAATGCCATGTTCAGTTAAGGTTTCGCCACCGATAATAAATGCCCCTGTGCATCTGGGACACCATAGGTTCCCCTCAGTTACCCACGAATCGAAATTAAACGCAGTTGAAAACCAACGGCAATCCGTTACAGCTTCGAACATATCCCCGGAATACGGCCCACCAGCCTTGAATGCCGGGCTTGTATTTAGAACGTGCTCTCTGCATGTTAAACAATATATCTTCACTTAGTGCCCGCCTTTCCAGTAACAGCTTCCATCATATCGGACACAACGCTTGAGCTACCCTTCTGCGCCCGCAACCGTTTTGCCGCTTCTGATATTTCCTCTTCCTCGGTTTCCTCTTCCCCGAATAGTTCCGATACATACGAGTGAGGCGGGTCCTTCTTTAGCTGCGGTTGTTGCATGAACGGAATCCCTAATTGAGCGTTCTTGGTTCTGAATACTGCCCATGCCCCGAATAATGCCCCGATAAAAAGAATCCCTGCGCCTGTTAAAATCATTAGCCATAATTGCCAAAAAGATATTGTCACCGCTCTCCCTCCGCAAAATTCATGTAATTATTCCCGCCGCCGGGCTTCATCCACGGCGATATCGCTGTTTTGCCTGTAATGTACTCGACCTTCCGGCGCTGTTCAGAAGGATGAACTTGATCCGCAGCGGGCAATAGGTTTTCCTTGCCCTCAAAGCACAGCATTAAAGCATCGGCCTTATTCGGACTCGGAATACCCCTGGTTCGCATTTTATCCTTTGATTCAAGCCGGATTTTGCCCGCCTCATTAATCTCTCTCAACGGCCGGGATAGTTCTGAAACGAGCTCCTGGTCGTTCGGAATCGATATCAGCATGTCCGATTCCCACGCCTTAATACCGTTTACAAATTCAAACGTGCGCTCAAACCGCCGGCGCATCTTCCACCACATCTTAGCGCGAATATTAACAAACATATCCTTATCGGTCTTAGTTTCGCTGTACATTCCCTTCATGTCTGATGACCCGGCATGCACCCCAATTGTCTGCATGAACGGTAAACCAATGGTTCGAGCCTTTTCTTTAAGGCTGTTGAATTCGCCCTTGGTTCCGGCTCCAACCCCTATACTATCATATGATAATAGGTCAACCCGCTGCTCAGCGCAGGTCATTGCCGCACGCCTGGCCGTCTGTGTCGTATCACCCTTTTTCCAAGAATCCACATACACAACCCTGATTCCATGACGAATTATCAATGAATTAGCATCGCCGCCCTCGTCCGCTACATCCAATCCAGCGAATACTGAGCCATGATTCGAAACTTGCAGGTCGATTGCAGCTTGGACATATCTTGCAGGGATACAAATTCCTTCAACAGACGCGTTATAGTCGCGGTCAACCTCTTGAGCCAGTATCCAGGGTTCCAAGGTGTCTTTTTGTTTCTGATACCAGGCATCATCTTTCCGTGGGTCATCCCGCCAATCGAAAATAAACACAGGGAATTTCTCTGAATGGCGCTTTTTATAGAAAGGATTGCCGTTGCCGTTCGGCGTTGATACATCAATTTTAACGTCTGAGTTCTGGGACAGAGCGGCTTCTATGCGTTCTGGGCGCTCATAAAATGCAGATTCATCTTTAAAATATAGTCCAGACCGCCCCCCACGCCCAATCTGGTCCCCGGCCTCCCCTGTGATACTGCTCCCGTTTTCTCTATTCAGGATTTTGGCGAACGTGGCGTCCCGCTTTTCCAAATAACCAGCGGGTAAAAATTCTTTAGGCAATTCTCGCAAAATCATCCTGCCTTTCTCGAAAATTGCATCCGGGTTTCCAATCTCATCAACTAATTTTTCTTTGCGGCTGCCGAAACTAATCTTTGAACCAGGCCAAAACCGCCACAACCAAATAGCAAAGCCCATGTTTAAATAGGTCGCGCCAGCGTCCCGGCTTTTCTCGACCAGGGCGTCTTCTTTATTCTCATACCGCAGCTTCAACCATTTTACATACTCTATTTGCGATCCCCACAGCAGAAACGGCATTGCTGGCATTGCCTGTCTGGGATCATATGTCATCATCCAGTCATTAATAAAATCAACCGGATTGTGCTTATAATGAATTTTAACTGCTTCGAGTAAATAGGAATCTGCCCGGATCTTGTTCAATCGATCAATCCGTTTCTTGATAATAGGTAAATAGTCTGGGTTTTTCCAATCAAAGCTCATTTAGGCGTTTCCCTATACTCGCAAATCAGATCAATTATCTCTGTTAAATACTCTTGCTTGAGTTTTAATTTGCGCCGGCAAAGCAATAAACTGACATATTTTGGGGTCTTATTTATCAACTCTGAAATCTCATTTCTTGTTATTTTAACCAATTTTTACCCTGAAATGGCCGTTTGATAATGCGTAGGCGGCTCAAAGATTATCATTTTAGAGCATCCAAGTACGCTCTGGTAGCCTCATCAGCCGTCATTTCCTGCGAAACTTCTATTTTCCCACCATCCTTGCCATAAAGCTCTGTTTTCGATTCGCTCTTTTCTGTCTGCCCAAGAAACTGTTTTCCCATCCAGATCAGCATTGTAACATTGCCGTCTACAGCGGATTTAAACTGTGTGCGTCTCAACGATATTTTCCCGGATACGGCGTTCTTTTTGAAGTAGTCCGCAAAAAGCATACCCTTTTCTTCCGTGCATCGGCGTTCAATTGTATCCTCGGAGCATTTGAACCAAGCTGCAATTTCGGCCAGGGTGCATTGTATTGAGCAAAGCTTTTTAAACTCTTCCCAATCAATTGATATTTTGGGTCTTCCTTTCTTTTTTGTTTTGCGAACTGCCATTATTTCCACCTTGCCTGTCGTTTTAACATCGCCGGTGAATAGCTAATATACGCTGGCTTCAGTTTACTGGATTGTTTCGGCGGCATAAGGGCTTTGGGCACTTGATAGCCCATGAGAACCATAATAAGCATAAGCATATCCCGCTCTTTGTCATCTGCATTTACAAGCGTACTTTTAGCAATCATACTTATTTCCCAACTATTAATTCCCATAGCCCGCCCAGGCCAGCCCCAGACGGGCTTAAAAGGAGGTAGATAATGAAAAATACGAGTCAAGCGGTATAGATACCACTATCTTATGCACCGTTAGCACACACTGTGTGACTTGTCAAGCTTTATTTCCCATGAATTTAACCCTTGTTAATACAGTGGGACAGCGTGAGACAGATTTGGTGATACACCCGAATCAAGCTATTACTGCGTTTCAAGCGATGTGTCTCACAGTGTCTCAAAAATAACTGTACCACGTCATTGTTTTACTGCGCTCATCCTACCCATTCACCTGCCACAACCAATTTATTATGTCAAGCAAAAACACGGACTTACAACCTTTTTATCATTATTTAACATTCTTGGCACCGCCTGTGCAATACCCTGATACAACACCGCAGGAGAAATCAGAAAGCCTGCACCGCTTGAGAAAATATCACAAGCACCCAGCGCCGCAAGGCAGAGCCAACGCAAACAGTCTGGGATAAAGAGGATGCCACTATCTAATAGATAAGCTAATCATTATTTAATGTTTAATAATTAAACGAACTCACAATATTTTGTTGTGCTTTGGTTTAACTATTAAAACAGGGAGGTTACACCATGTTGAACACAGAACGCTTGAAAGAATTAATCGCCGATTTCAGAGACAACGGCATAAACCATGACGTAAAAAGCAACCGGTTTCCGCTTGTATTAGAATACCAGGATACCATTGGTCATGCGTCCAAAACAGAGTTGCAAGACTTTGAGCGCAACCTTGACCACCAGGAACGCCGCTATTTTGTATGGTCAAATAACTCTTGTTTGTCTGTGGATACGTCAATTGATATCATCAGAGATACAATAATGCATCGTTTTAAAAGCCAAATTATTGATGAAGCGGATGCATCTATTGCCGATGACTATAATAGAATCGCTAAAAAAGAATCGACATTCAGAGATTGCAAAAAAGCGGTATACAAGCGGATCAACTCGTTAAAACGCGATAAAAACAACCTATCCTTTAATAACGACCGGTTACAAAAAAGGCTGTCTGATTTACAGACAACCAACAGCGGCCTACTAAAACAGGTTAAAGCATTATCTGAAAAAGCTGCTAAATACAACCAACTCAAAACTCTGCTGGCTTAACCCCAAAGACCTCGGCAAGTCATAAACTGCCGGAAGGGATTGACCCATGCCAAAAGCTTACAAGGAAATGTACAACGAGGCAGCACACGAAACACAGGGATATTACAAAGGATACACGGACGGGAACGCTCTGTCATTATACGTTGACGATAAATACAACGTTAACGCCGCAGCTAACCCAACAGCGCACGACGCATTGATAAAGGCTTTGCTTTCAAGCGATTGGTTCACAGCTTAACAGTTGAACCCTCTGCTCGGCATCGAACAGAGGCTTGAGCGGTTAAACTACTAACACATAAGGAGATAACGCCATGACAAAGTTTGAACCGGGCAAGACATACACAACCAGATCGGTATGTGACCATAACTGCATTTTTTCTGCAAAGATCTTGAAGCGTACCGCAAAAACGGTCACGGCTGAAACACAGGACGGTGTAGTCAGACGCAAGATTGAAGTCTGGAACGATGCTGAAACGTTTTTTCCGTTTGGCAAATACTCAATGGCCGCAATTATCAGCGCAAAATAAGTCTTAACGCCCGGCCCCGGCATTGTAGGGGCCTTGAAAATATTGA